ATTATCTGTTCCAGATGTTTCTAAAAATACCACATTGCCACCAACTTTTCTTGTTCCATAAATTACTGGTATATGTGCATTTGCTGTGAATTTATTAACCAGGATTCCTTTTGCTTGTTGTTCTGCATGAAGTTCACCAAAATCAGGTATGTCTGGCATAGGTATTAACCAACCTATAACATCTTCAACAATATCTACGACTATATCAACAACATCTTCAACAATATCGACAATGCTATCAATAATATCGCCAATAAACCCACACATTTATTTTAATCTCCAATTACTACCCATATCTTCAAATCCTAATTTTTCAAAAACTGGGTCTATTTTCAAACCAGTAGTTATACTTAAAACTATTGGAATTCCATTTGCAATTTTTTTTACACTTTCAATTATTGTTTTAACTAACTTAAAATTTCTAAAATTCTTTTTTATATAAATAACTTGAATATTCATAAACATTTCTTTGCTAAACCAATATTCTGCTTTATGAAATATACAACAACCAATAAATATATTTTTATCTAAATCTTTTAAAATAATAATTTTACCTTTTTGTAAGATTGTATTAATAAATGTAGTTAGCTTTTGTTTATCAACTTTTGGTAAATCTAAATGCTCTAATTCATCATGTTTAAACTCTATCAATAAATTATAAACATCTTCAAAATCTTTTTTTTCAGCTTGAAATAAATGTATGCTTGTCATTCTCTTCCCCACTTTAAATCGCGAACAGTTAATGCAGAAAATCGCATACCTAGATCATCTGGAAAAAATCTTTTTTGTGAGTTATCTGTTGTAGTTCTTCCACTGGTCTTGCTAAAGTTTCCCCAATGTGAAGTTACTGTAAGATTTAACCTTGCTGTGTTTGTATCATCAGTTATTTTATATTCATCTATAGTTCCATAAAACAATAAAAATGGGTCTGATATTAATGCTAGGTTTGTATCTAAATATCCTCTATAGATGAATACATCAGCATTTATAATATTTTCATTGAGAACTACAGAAATATAGGTTTGGTCTACACCAGATAAACTTACAACTAAACTATTTTTTGAAGGTTGGTTAGTTTCACTTACCCCAGTAATGCCTTTTAAATGTCCATTAGATAAATATGTTCTTGATGTTCCAGAAACACTTGATGTTATATCAAAACTTGCATTAGTGAGATAAACCCTTGTTGCAAATCCTAAATCAATTAATAAAACTGGGTCTATATTACCAGTTGCAAGTTCTGTTTTTACTGCACTTGATAAACCTCTAGCCATTTACAAACTCTCTATTACATCAAACTCATAAGTAAAAAGTAAGTTTCCATTTTTATCATTTTGTCCTGTTATAAATTCTTGAACATCACTTATAAGATGAACATTAAAAGGTACTGAATCATATGTTACAGAACTATTATCTGTTAATGCTTCTCTCAATGGTGGCTCTATAGTGACTGTAGAAGCATTACTTGATGAAGTTGCATCTTCTACAACCATATAAACTTTATCATGTGCAAACTTTATAAAATCTCCTGCTTTTAATCGACCAGCACTATCTCCAGCAAAGCCATCTATTGCTATTGTAGTATCTGCTACACTGTGAGCACCATTTACTAATAATGTTCCAGTTTCATTACCCTGTGCATTTAAAAAACTTGGGAATGTAACAGTAAAGTTTTCTTTTCTGTTTCTTTGTTTCATAATAAATGCCATAACTGGCGCAAACTCTGATCTAGTCATTGGTGGATATGCTAAAGTAAAACTAAAACGTTGCCCTTGAACTTGCCTTCTAAATGTCTTGCCACTATCTGTTTCGCTAAGCAAAGTCTTTTGATTGCTTCGAACATTGATAGCCAAAAAATTTGTTTTAGGTAATGCTCCACTCATACTACTGCCATTTTACCTTTTTCATTCATAGCACTGTTAATTAAATTCACAATCGTACCACGACTATTTACAAGTAACTCATTGAAACCTCTAGCATCAACAGTATTAATGTTAAAATTTACTGTTACTGGTTGTGAACCACCAAGTTTATTATTTGGTATAACATTTGATGGTCTGTCAGGAACAACCATTTCAGGTCCTGCTTCACCAACCATATATGGCTCACCTTGATTCATGCGACCACCAAGTCTACGACCAGTATATTTTGTGCTTGCAATCGTGGCAACTTGAGCCACACCTAAAGCACCAATCGCTATAGCCAAAGGTATTCCTAAAGGTCCCATTGCTAATGCTTTGCTTACACCTTGGGCAGTGCTTATAATCGCATCTTTTATTGCAAAGGCTTTATTTAATGCAAATGCTGTTCTATTATGTTGCGCCATTTCCCTTAATGCTTCTCGACCAGTTTCTTTCGCCATAGCATTCATTTCTTTACCAGTCATTTTTTCTAAATTTATTTCGTTTGCTTTGCCTTCTTTAATTAATGACAAATTTTTATCAAAGACCTCTTTTCTGATTTGTTTTTCTTTTTCTGCTGTTTCATGTGCAATTTGTAATAATTTATCAGCTTTTATCCTAGCAAGTTCTACTTGTAACTCATCATTCTCCATTATTCTTTGTTTGTTTTTTTCCTCAAACTCTTTTTGTATTTGAAATTCGTTATTTAACAAATCTCTTAATGGATTTATTGGGTCAATAAGTTCTGAACCTGTCATGCTTCTATCTAGTTGTGTTGCAGGACTTATTTCATCACCTGTCCTAAATTTCTTATTTAATTCTTCTTGTTTTTTCTTTGCTTCTTCTATCGCTTGCATTTCTTTTATGAGAAATTTTGTTCTTTTTGCAGTTAAAAATATTTGTCTATCTTTACCTACGTTTTGATCTTGAATAACCTTTATAAGTTTTTTTTCTTTTTCTATTTGTGCATCTATTAATTTTAGTTCATTTTGGTATCTTACTAAATCTTTGCCTTTTAATTTTGAAATAGCAAATTCAATTAGTTTTCTTCTTTCTAATAATTTATTTAATTTTCTATTTGGCTCAATACCACCTGCAACAGCATCATTCATATCATTAAATGCTATTGCAAGACCAATCAATATACCAACAACAGTTGTTTTGGTTACTTTGGTAAAACGTCTTAGGTTAGTAGTAGCCAAAGCAATATTTTGTGCTAATTTGAAAAATCCAATTGATATTTTACCAATTATTAAAACCATGCCGATTCTTTTTATTATTTCAAAATTATCAGCTAAAAATCTTACAGCTTCTCCAGTTGCAATTACTGCTTTCGATAATCCCACACCTATAGCATCTGCTATTTCATCTATTGTGTCTTGATTATCTTGTAATGCTTTGTCTAATGCTCCAAATTCTTGTTTTAATCCAACAAAAAAACTTTCAGCTACAATCTTTTGAAAATTAAAGAACTTATCGCCAATCATTGATAGCCTACCCTCAAGAGTGTTGGCTAAATCTGATGTAGCACCAGCCATTGTGCCATTTTTACCAAAAACTCTTTCAAAGGCTTCTGCTGTTTCTTGTGCGGTAACTGTTGCTCCCGCTTTAAAACCTAATAAATCTCTTACTCCTCTTTCTCTAAAAAGATCTGCACTTGCTATACCTGCAGAAAATGACCTTTGGATTTGTTCTGATGCCGTTCTAAAATCTAACCCTGTAACTGATGCAACATTACCAGTAATTTCCATCATTTTTGATAATTCTTCTGCATCTTTACTAACTACAGCAAGACTACCAGCACCAGCTTGTATTTGTTCAAGGGAAAAAGGCACTTTAGATGCAAATTTAGCCATTGAATCAAAGGCTTTTGAGCCTTCTTCAACGCTACCAAATAAAAATTTTAATCTGATTCTTAATGATTCAACTTGTTTACCAACATCAATAAATGATTTTATGGCAACACCTGCTCCTAATCCAATAAGGGCATTTTTTAAATTTAATACTGAATTTTTGACACCATCTACGCCTTTTGTGGCTGATTGCATAGCTTGGCGAGTTTTGTCCTTAGCTACAATGTCAATATTTACATTTTTTGTTGCCACTATCTTGCCTTTGCTATCCTTGCTTGTCTTTCATTTTCTTCATGTTGAATTTGAAAGTATGCTAACCACATATTAAACTCCTCAACTGACATTTGCAAGATTTCGGCTACTGTCTTATGAAGCCTCTCGGCTAAACTAAAGATATTGTGTAATTCGGCATCACTCTTTAGTTTTTTTTATTAGCTTCTATATCTTCATTTCCAGTTCCCATAATTCTAGTTGCCACATCTGCAATAACATTTGTATCTGCTTTTGTCTTAAAGGCTAAAATATGGGAAGCGTTAAACATTTTATCGCCATCTTTTGTTAATGCCTTTTCAATAATTACATCAATCAATACAATTAAATCAGTTCCAGTTGCCCCTTTAAATATTTTTTGTT